GGCTTTAGTGAAGATGAAAAGTTAAAGCTTGCTAGAAGTTTAACAACTAACCATCGATACTCTTTAAGAGAAATTAAAAAGTATTTTGGATAAGCAAATCTTCTTTATTATATTTAAGTTATATGAATCCGAGAAAACTAAGACATTTAACGGCTACTACCCACACAGCCTGGGCTATGGACTCCATAGAACGAATCAATGAGGACAATGTAATATTCAGAGGATGGATTTTAGATTGGGATAAACCCTACAAAGAAATCCATGTAAATAAAAAACGTATAAAATTTAAGTTTATTGAAAGAGCTGATGTTTTAAAATATTATGGAGATTACGATGTAAAAAATAAAGTAGTAGGTGTTGAATTTACTATAGCCAAAAAAGATATTACATCACCCATACATTTAAAATATGAGGATAATTCAACTGAATATATAGGTACCTTAGAAGAATGGTATACAAACCACTCAGGCCTAAGCAAATCCCCATCAGATTTAATTGTTGTAGATAACTTTTATGATGACCCAGATGCTATAAGAAATTTTGCAATTAACAACTTAGAGTTTAAATCTAGCCCATCCCATAGGGGACATTCTACAGATAGATGGTTTTTAGAAGGCACTAGAGCAAAGTTTGAAGAGTTATTAGGTCGTAAAATTACTAATTGGGATGCTGACTGGCATCGTAATGGATCTTTTCAATATAACACATCGTATGACCCTATTGTTTATCACGTAGATGAACAGTCTTATGCGGGTGTCGTGTTCCTTACACCGGATGCACCACTTGAAGCAGGTACGGCGTTTTACAAAAGTAAATACACGGGAGAAACTCGTTATACTCATACAGAACCTGAACGTCCCTCTTATGATAAAGCATTTACAGGGCGTAGTGAAAATTATAACTTTTATGATTCAACTTGTTTTGAAAAACTTGATGAGGTAGTTAATGTTTATAATAGGTTAGTAATTTGGGATTCACATAAAATCCATGCTGCTTCAAAATATTTTGGAGACAATATTAATAATTCAAGATTTATACATTTATTCTTTTTTGACGTTATATGAAAAAAATATCAGTTATAACACGTTGTACCCGTCTACAACATTTGCCAACAATTCAAAAATCAGTTTTTTCTAGCAATGAAATAGAGGTTAATTGGCATATCATTTTTGATACCTCAGTATTAAAGGATGTTGACTTTAAGGTTTTAGAATCCTTAAAAGGTCCAAATACATCTTTACATATTATTAAGGGTAATCCTGGAGATTTATTGTATCCCCAATCTATGGAAGTTGTTAAACAGATTAATGAAGGTTATATTTACTACCTAGATGATGATAATATTCTACACCCTGAATTTCTAAAGACAGTATCTAAGGAAACTTGTAACAGTAAAATCTATACCTTTGACCAGTTTGTAGATGGCAAAGATTTCACAGGATTGGATTATAGAATTGCTTCCCCAGAAAATACTAAATATCAGAGTATTGACTTAGCACAACTTTTATTTCACCATAGTGTATTTAAAGACTATGAGTTTATAGGAGATTATGCTGCCGATGGTTATTTAGCTGAAAAAATATATAATGAAAACCCTAATTGGTTTAAATTTTTAAATAAAACATTATGTTATTATAATTATTTAGTAGGTACTCCAAAACCTAGATTACCTCGCATCCTTTATATTGGTGAGGATACTCCTGAATTAAAATCAACCCAACCCGCAGATTTTGAAGCTGATGAGTTAGATGTAGTGTATGATATAGATGATTCTAATTTATTAAATCACCTTAAATCATTTAATCCTGATGCTATTATTACGGTTAATGATTCTTGGGAAAACTACCCAATTTTAGGATCCCAACCTTCAGAAACAAGAAGAAAATGGCTTAATGTTATACCTGGAACTCCAAATATAGGCCATATTGCTTACGAATTAGCAAATAATTCGATGTTAGAACCCGATATTAGCAACATTATATCATATTTTACTCCTATCTATAATACTGGAGATAAATTATACAAGTTATATGAATCTTTATTTAACCAAACGAACCGTAATTGGGAGTGGGTTATGGTAAATGACTCTACAGATGGTGGTAAAACTTTAATGATTGCCGAAGATATAGCTTCAAAAGATCCAAGAGTTAAAATATTTGATTTTAGAGTAAAGAGTAAAGGTATTGTAGGTGAAGCTAAATGGAGAGCAGCTTGTATGACTCAAGGATTCCTATTAGCTGAACTAGATCATGATGATTATCTTACCCCTGACTGCACTCAGATGTTATATGATGCTTGTGAGGCATACCCTGATGCTGGTTTCTATTATACAGACTCATGTGAAGTAGATGAAAATTGGAAATCTTTAACATATGGTGAAGGGTTTGCTATGGGTTATGGGGATTATAGAGATGAGTCTAGTATGGGCATTGATTTTCAAGTCCAAATAACTCCTAATATTAACCCAAAAACTATTAGACATATTGTAGGTGTTCCTAACCATGTTAGATCTTGGAGAAGAGATACATATTTTGCTGTTGGGGGTCATAATAGAAGTTTAACAATTGCAGATGATTATGAATTATTAGTTAGAACTTTTTTACATACTAAAATGTGTAGAATTCCTAAATTAGGGTATGTTCAATTTATTTATAACGATGGTAATAAAATGAACACACATGAATTATCTCGTAGAGATATTCAACGTCGAGTAAGATCTATTATGTATTATTATAATGAAAGGATTGCACAACGTTTTGAAGACCTAGGATTAAAAGATTGGGCTTATGAGGAATCCCCACATAACCCTTGGGGTGTAGAATCTAGATACGGTAAAGAAGAAAATTATGCTAATTATAATTTTGATCCAACCCCTTTATTAAAAGTAGTATGATAAGTATAGTTATCCCTACCTTATGGGGGGCTGAAGAGATTTACGAAACTATTAAGTCTTTTAAGCAACATAAAACCCCGGATACAGAACTCATTATCATAGATAATTCTAATTCAGATTTTGAGGATAGTGATATTACAGTAATTAAACCTAATATAAACACTGGAGTAAACCCCGCATGGAATGCTGGGGTAGCTTTGGCTTCCTATGATAACGTTTTATTATTAAATGATGACATCACAATTAATTTTAAACTATTTTTTGAATTTTTAAATAAAATAGATATAAATTCTTTAAATTATGGTATTTTAGCTTGTGATCGATTAGAATTTACTACAAAGGATATTAATAAAGATACTGATGTGCTTTCTTTAGGGGAGAATGAACATGGTAGATTTTTTGGGTTTGGGTGTTTTATGTTAATTAATAGAAAATATTACCTAGCAATCCCCCCAGAATTAAAAATATTTTATGGGGATGATTTCATATACCATGCATATCACGATATGCAAGAACTTCCTGTATTAGTAATTGAGGGGCTTAAAACTAAGGGTAGAGTAGAAACCACTTCTAAAACCTTTAACTCTTACCTACAAGAAGAAGTAAAACCATGGCAAGGTATAGTAGCTAGGGTAAGAAGATACTATGGTAAATAATTTATTTTCACCTTTCTTTTGGCAAGAACCTTTACATGAAACTCCTCAAATTGAGAATAGTTATTTAAATAAAATTTTAGATAATTATAAGGCCCATCCAAATCTTTCCCCTGATTGGGATGTTCATACTTCTTATAATAACGAAGAAAATTTATTACATCCTATAGATTGGTGGGATAGCGTTCAATTTTACAAACATAATGTAAATAAATTTATAAAATCTTACTTTGGGGTAAACCATGATTGGGATATATGTGGTTCTCCGTGGTACACAGCTTATGGTAAAAACCAATATGCTGAAAGACATGAACACTTCCCAGACCATTTTTCATTTGTACATTTTTTAAAATTTAATCCTGAAGTACATAGTCCTATTACGTTTGTAAATCCAAATTCACTAGTTGCAAAAGGTTCATTACAGGATAAAAACTTTAAAGATAAAATTGATTTTAGTAATTTAAACCATTCACTATACCATCCTTTGTATTCACCCTTGATTAATCAAGGAGATTATATTATATTTAATTCTAACCTAGAACATTTTGTAGAAAAATCTCAAAGTGATGAATTAAGGATTACAATAGCATTTAACATTAAAATTAAATAATATGAGATTAGATTATACTTTTGATCTAAAATTTAACGAACCTCAAGCCTATTATGTTAAAGATCAAGCATTTAATAGAAAAGAACTAAAAAAAATCTACAATGACCTAACTCAGGTCCCATTTCAAAAAGCAAATACTGTAGGTAGTAGTAGTGATGAAATCCGATCTTCTAGAGTTAAATGGGTTCCCCAAAATAGCGATTGGTGGTGGTTATATGAAAAAATGGGTGAATTAGCTACTGAAGCTAATAATGATTTTTGGAACTTTGACTTACACAGTATCCCCGAACAAATCCAATATACTGAATATTTAGCTACCGATAATGGTCATTACACTTGGCACCAAGACATTGGTCCCGGAATACTCTCAGTTAGAAAAGTATCAGTAACTATCCAATTATCCCACCCTGATGATTATGAAGGTGGAGATTTACAAATAGACCAGGGTGCTAACCATCCTATTAACTGTAGTCGTGGTGAGGGTACTGCGGTTTTATTTCCTTCATACATGATGCATAGAGTCACCCCAGTTACTAGAGGAATACGTCGTTCTTTTGTATTATGGTTAGGAGGAGGACACTACAGATAATTTTTTAATAATTTAATTAATATTTATAATATGGAAAAACAATTTATTACAGAGGAAGAAAAGTCTAAGTTTGAAAATCTTCGTTCAGGTGAAGAACAAATAGTTATTGGTTTAGGTCAAATAGAGTACCAAATCCAATCATTAATGTTAGAAAAAGAAAATTTCATAAACCAATTGAGTTTATTAAAACAAACTCAAATTACTTTAGGTAAAGAATTAACTGAAAAGTATGGCGATGGAAATGTTGACTTAACGACAGGCGAATTTACTAAAATTTAATTTTTAGTCTTCTTTTAGGTATTTATAACAAAATAACCTCATAACGATGGCAGAAACATTATTATCACCCGGAGTATTATCTCGTGAAAACGATAATACATTTATTCAACAGCAACCAATTCAAGCAGGAGCATCTATTGTAGGTCCTGCAGTTAAGGGTCCTGTAGAAATCCCAACATTAGTAACAACATATACTGATTACCAAAATAGATTTGGTACTACGTTTGAGAGCGGTAGTGATGAATACACATACCTTACCTCAGTTGCAGCTTATAATTATTTCAACAACGGTGGAGATAGCTTATTAGTTACTCGTGTAGTATCAGCTTCAGGAAACTGGACATATGCTTCAGCATCTATTAATAACACAGTAAGCGTTACAGGTGGAAAACAGGCCACAGGTTCATTTGGCCTTGCTGCTGTATTTGATGACAACGACGAAATTAAATTAAATTATGATGGGGTAGAATACAGGTTTATAGCTGAGGCATCTCCTTTACCTGCAGACAGTGTACAAGGAAGAATATTCTATTTTGAAACGGGTTCAACAGCTGATGCTTCAGCAACTAACTTCTCAGCTTCGTTTGCTGCTAATATTAATTTTATTAATGTTTCTCAATCAGCTAATAATCTATTCTTTAGCTCATCAGCCGAAGGTACTACATATAATGGTGTTACATTATCAACGGGATCATCTTCTGATTTTTCAATCCAATCTACCTTAGGTGGTGGTGTTAATGGTGTAGGTACTTCTACAGCATTTGAAATCGAGGTACTTGATAGAGGGGAATTATTTAATAATACTTCTTCAATGTTATCAAATGGTGCCCTAAGTGATGGTACTAAAGATGATATTCGTTGGGAAGTAGCTTCTTCTGATGCTGCAACAGGTCAATTTTCAATATTAGTAAGAAGAGGTGATGATAATACTTCATCAAAAACTGTACTAGAACAATGGACTAATTTATCATTAGATCCAAAATCACCAAATTACATTTCTGCTGTAATAGGTGACCAAAAATTAACTTACGATTCAGCTCAAAATTATATTAAAGTAGAAGGTGATTATCCTAACGCTTCAAGATATATTAGAGTAAAATCAGTGTTAGCTAAAACTCCTAATTACTTCGATAACGCTGGGGTTGCTAAATCAGCTTATGCTACTTCACTCCCAGTTGTGGGGTCAGGTTCATACGGTGGTGCATTTGATGGTGGTGTTGGTTCTTTAATTCCAACAGGACATGCTGCTAACTACTACGATGCTATCGATGGTACTGATACTCAAGGTTTAGAAGGTAGTGATTATACTGATATGTTATCATTATTAGCTAATTCTGATGATTACGTTTATAATCTAATGTTACTCCCAGGTTTAACGGATGTTTCTTATAGCTCACAAATTACAACTGCTATCTCAAATGCCCAATCAAGAGGAGACCATTTAGTAATAATTGACCCAACCAATTACGGGGCTACGATTACTGCAGCTACAACAGAAGCAACTGGTAGAGATACTTCATATGCTGCTATGTACTGGCCGTGGTTAAGAACTATCGACCCAGATTCAGGTAAAAATATTTGGGTTCCAGCTTCTACCATGATAGGGGGTGTATACNCTTTCAATGATAATAGCTCAGAGCCATGGTTTGCTCCTGCAGGTATTAATAGAGGTGGATTAGGAACTGTAATTCAAGCTGAAAGAAAATTATCAGCAACTAACAGAGATTCATTATACGAAGGTAATGTAAACCCAATTGCAACTTTCCCAGGAACTGGTGTTGTAGTATATGGTCAAAAAACATTACAAAAACAAGCTTCAGCGCTTGATAGAGTAAATGTTAGAAGATTATTAATTGAACTTAAGTCTTATATCTCTCAAGTAGCTTTAAATTTAGTATTTGAACAAAATACAGCTGCAACAAGAAATAATTTCTTAGCAACAGTTAACCCATACTTAGAAAGTGTTCAAGCTAGACAAGGTTTATACGCATTCAAAGTAATTATGGATGACAGCAATAACACACCTGATGTTATTGATAGAAACCAAATGGTAGGTCAGATTTATATCCAACCAACTAGAACAGCTGAATTCATTTACTTAGACTTTAACTTACAACCAACTGGTGCTACATTCCCATCATAAGGAGAAGAAAAGTAGATATTTATAACCGAATAAAATAGCATAGCAAAATGGCAGTATTAGATACAAACGAGATTTTCTTCACACCCTTTGAGCCTAAACAAGCAAATAGGTTTATCATGTATATGGATGGTGTTCCTTCTTACATGGTAAAAGGTGTAGGTGCAGTATCGTTAACACAAGGTGAAGTGGCTTTAAACCACATTAATGTACAACGTAAGGTAAAAGGTAAGTCCGTATGGAATGATGTATCATTTACTTTATTCGACCCAATTACTCCTTCAGGAGCTCAATCGGTGATGGAATGGGTACGTTTACACCACGAATCTGTAACAGGTAGAGATGGTTACTCGGATTTCTATAAAAAAGATCTTAAATTTAATGTATTAGGTCCTGTAGGAGATGTAGTTTCTGAATGGGTACTAAAAGGTGCATTTATTAAAGATGCTAACTTTGGAGATTATAGTTGGGATACTGTTGATACTGCTATTGAATTATCAATGACTGTTGCTATCGATTACGCTGTATTAAACTTCTAAGAAGATTTAACATACTTTATAAGGGAGCTTGGCTATGCCAAGCTCTTTTTTTATCTTGGGGTTACTGCGGGGTAAATTCTTTAGCATAACATTTATATACTATGGAAATAACATCATTTATTTTGGGGGTACTTGCGGTTATAGCGCTAGCTATGGTTGCGATTACGTCTGTGAATTACATGACGACAAAAGTCCTTAAAAAGGAAATTGATAACTTAAATATTTCAACAAACCACGCGTTTGAAGATATTTATAGACAACTTGAGAAGACTCGACAAGAGTTATATTCTCGAATTGATGAAGTAGAACAAAACGTTGTTCGACATACTGACTCCAGAGTCGATAAACTAGAAAGTAAGATCTATGGTGATCTTGATATAAAGAGACAGCAGTCTCGCCAATACTAATTAATTAATCTTTAAAGAATTTACCTTCGCGGTATTTATTTTTGAACAAAGTTATAACATAAAATATGAGTTTTAATTTACCAACTGAACAAATCGAACTACCTTCTAAAGGTTTAGTTTATCCTGAAAGCAACCCTCTTTCTTCTGGAAAGATTGAAATGAAATACATGACTGCTAAAGAAGAAGATATTCTTACTAACGCAAATTATATTGCTGATGGTACAGTATTGGATCGTCTAATGAAGTCTTTAATTGTATCTAATATCAACTATGATGACATAATCATAGGAGATAAAAACGCTATTATGATCTCAGCTCGTATTTTAGGGTATGGTAAAGATTATACTTTTAACTATGCTGGAACCGAACAAACAGTAGATTTAACTACTTTAGAAAATAAAGAAATAGATGAATCTATTTACACTCGAGGCGGTAATGAATTTGAATTTGAATTACCTCAATCTAGTAATAAAGTTACTTTTAAACTCTTAACTCATAAAGATGAGCAAGACATTAATAAGGAATTAGATGCTCTTAAAAAATTAAATAAAGAAGGTTCAGCTGAATTAACTACCCGTTTAAGATTTATGATTACTTCGGTTAATGGGGATACTAGTAAATCTACAATTAATGATTTTGTTAATAATTATTTATTAGCACAGGATTCACGAGCCCTTAGAGAACATATCTCGTCAATACAACCAGACGTAGATCTGTCTTTTTTTCCCTCCGGAAGTAAAATTAAGCGGAATCTCCCACTTGGGGTTAAGTTTTTTTGGCCTGACTCCGACCTCAGCTAAAGTTCAAAGAAATAATATATTTGCCCAAATTCATGAAATAGTATTTCATGGTAAAGGGGGTTTTAGTTGGGGTGAGGTATATAATATGCCCATATGGTTGCGTAATTTCACGTTTAATAAAATTAAAACATTTTATGACGATGAGGCTAAACGAACTGAGGAAATGTATAAAAACAAAGATTCCAAAACTACCAATGTAATTGGTAAAGATGGTAAGGTAAAAACCCCACAATTTCTTAATAAAGCTAGTTATAAGTAATATTTATTACTATAACGATATATTATGGCAGACGGATTTGATAGAGAATCGATTGAACAGAGGAATCAAGCCCTTGAAGTTCAAAACTCACTTTTAGAAAAGCAAGTAGATGCTCTGGCTAGAAATGCAGATATCTCCAATACTATACTTGATACCCTTAAAGAAGAAATGGGCATCCAGTCTCGTCGTAGTACGGGTGAGCAAAACCTCCTTAATATTAATAAAAAGATTAATAAGGAGATTAATAATCAAAAGTTTGGTTTATCTAATGTTGCTACTGTTCAAAAGCAAATCGAAAAAAATGATAAGCTTAAAGAAACAGCTTTAGTCACCCAAAAATCACTAACTCAGTCCCTCCTAGACCAAGGTGCTTATACTGCAGTGGCAGAAGCTAAAGCAGCTAATGAAAAGTTTAAACAACTAGCTGAATATCAATCTCAAATAGATAAAGTTAATGCTACCTTAGAGAGGGGTGAAGATATAGACGAACAAGCTTTAGATACCCTTTACCAAAAGCAAAACCTTCTTAATGAGGAATTAGCAGAACAGTTAAAGGGGATGGATAGTGATGCTCAAAGGCTAGCACTTACCATGTCTCAAGTTGATACCTTAGATACAGTTAATGTTAGAAGGAAGGAGGAGCTAGATACCCTTGAAAAAATGGAAGACTCCCTAGGGGTTATAGGAAAAGCAACCAACTTCATTTCCAAAATCCCAGGCATAGGTAAATTTGCTCAAGATGCTTACGCTGCCACTATCAAACAACAAAAGGCTTTAGCTGAAGCTGGTGAGGATATAATGGATGTTAATAAATCCGCTGTATTCTTAGGTAAGGAAATAGGTAAGGGTGCTCGAAAAACTCTTACAGACCCATTTACTATGGCAGCTTTTGCTGCTAACGAAATTGGTAAAGCTTTAACAGCTGTAGATGGTAGAATTACAGGTTTTAGAAAAGAACTAGGCCTTAGTCGAAGCGCTGCTNCAGGTATTTCTTTTGATATGAAGGTTATTGCTGAAGGAACAGCTGATACCTTTATAACAGCTGATAAACTAGCAGAAAGTTTTACAGCAATGTCAGGTCAGCTAGGGTTTGCCGTTGATTACAGTGGTCAAACATTAGAGACATTTACTACACTAAATAAAAGATTAGGGTTATCAGTTGAACAAGCAACTTCCTTAACTTCATTATTAAAACTTCAAGGTAATAATACTGAAGACCAATTAGATAATTTAACCCAACAAATTGGGGCTTTTAATACCTTAAATGGTACAGCATTTGATACAAAACAAGTATTAGGAGATATAGCAAACACATCAGCAGCCATTCAAGTCTCATTCGCAGGTAGTACTGATGAGTTAGCCTCTTCTGTTTTAGAAGCTAAAAAATTAGGTTTAAATTTATCTCAAGTAGATAAGATAGCAGATTCACTCTTACAATTTGAATCATCTATTGAAAATGAACTTAAAGCTGAATTATTATTAGGTAGAGAAATTAACCTAGAAAAAGCAAGACAGTTAGCATTAAACAATGATTTAGAAGGTGTAGCTCAAGAGCTAGCAGACCAACAAGTTAGCTTCTTCGAATTCTCTAAATTAAACCGTATCCAGCAAAATGCAATTGCTGAGGCTATGGGTATGGGTAGAGAAGAAATGTCAGCAATGCTTTTACAGCAGCAACGTATGACAATGACTAATGATGAGATTTCTTCACAGTTGGAGGGTCAAGAATTAGCTAATTTTAAAGCAATGACATTTCAAGAAAATATGAATGCTGCTTTAGAAAAAATGAGAGATATTTTCTCCACCATAGCTGAAGGTCCTTTAGGGATGTTTGTTGGTATGATGGGTTCTTTAGTATCTAATTCATATATTTTACATGGTTTGTTAGGTGCTATGATTCCAATATTAGGAGTATTAGCTGCTAAGTCTTTAAAAACAGCATTCGCCTCTGTTACAGCTGCTGTAGCTGAATTATTTGGAAAAAATGCTAAATTTGGTCCTGCGGGTTTAGCTATAGCTGGTGCTGGTGTAGGGTTAATGTTGGCAGGAATTGCTAAAGCTCAATCATCAGCTCAAAAAGTAAACGATGGTATAGCACCTGCTGGGAAAGGTCCATTTACTATTACAGATGCTTATGGTGCTACGGCTATTACTGCTAAAGGTGATGGTGTTGCGGTTTCACCTAATATCACAAAAGGTGGGGGAAGTGACTCAAATCGTAGAATGGAAATGTTACTAGAAAAGTTAGTAATGAAGGATTCAAACGTATACATGGATAGCGATAAAGTAGGTTCTGCTTTTGCTAAAAGCGCTACCTTTTAATATTTATAATAAAATATAACATACTATGAGTTTAAAAGATCAATTAAAAAACCAAGGTTCAAAATTAACCAGATATAATGGTACGGACCCTACTACTAACGTTGGTGCTACTAAACAATCATTGTTACACGNTGATGGCGGGAATGAGGCACATGGGTACTCTACTAGTGGAAACTTTTTCCCACAGGTAAATGCTTCAAGTAACTCATACGATAATGGTTCACCTAGAACGTTACCTTTACCTCGACCTTCTAACTTAGATATGGCTGGGGGTGCTAAAATTAACGCCACACAATATGGTCATACTCAAGCTTATGACCCAAGACAAGGCGAAAACTACGATGATAAAGGACCCGTTGACGGACGTTATTAAATAGATGCCTTTAGTAGATTTAACAACTAACCTTAAATCCCTCAAGTATGGGAGGGATACTACCAATGGTGGGTCTAGTGGGGAACCGTTTATAACAAAAGATATAAATGGATTAACCATAGAAGATCTAGGCCGTACGGGTGGTTCTGATCTACTTATTAGGGGAGGATTTTTACTTCCTGGCAGGATTTCTGATGACGTAAAACGTATAGGAAAATATCTATCAACCCCAGAAGGTTTACTTTGGTCTGCTACTCAAAACGTTTTATCTACTAGTGGTGTTAGAATTTATGGTGGCTATCCAAAGTTAGCACAGGCTGCTAATATTTTTAGATTAAATGATGGTACTTATTTACCATCTTCTACTTTATTACAATTAGCTGCTAACCCAATTGGAGGTCACTTAAACAAACAAGGAACAGACCCAACAGGTTTATCTGTATTAGGTCGTCCTGAATACATTAAACTTCAAAGAGATTTAAAAACTGCCAACTTAGTATTAGGTGGAGATCTTGAATTAAATCGCTTATTAAAACTTAGAAAAGAACATATTACTGGTTTTTCTTCTGGCCCCATTTATTCTTATTTAGGGGGCCCCGGAGCTGGTAGGTTAGCTGGGGGTGTCGGTAAAACAGACATTAGGTTTGCTGACCAAAGAACACCCACATACCAACAATTCAACGATCCTTATTTTCAAGCTACAAAAGATAATATTTTTTCAAAGTTTGTTAAAACTACTTTCTCTTCAAACCTAATAGAAGTTACAACCTATGGTGTATCTAATACTTATGGTTTAAATCCTGAAGCTAATAATTTAATTTCTAGGGGAAATGGTTTTAGGTTTGATGAAAAAACTTCTACTGATAAATTTTATACTGAAAAAAGAGATGTTTCTATAGATAGAAATGCAGTATTAAACCTACCTAATGAAATTCCTATAAACCCTGATGGGACCCCAAACCCAAATTTTGACCCATCAAGTGTTAAAGATATTCCTACAATTGCGGTAGAATATAAAGAAAACTTTAATAAAGAATATAAAGTTAAGGGTGGCCCTGAGGAAGCAGATAATTTTGACTCTTCAATCCCCAACCCTGATCGTAGATTTGATTCCCAAACACTCCCAGATTCATACCCTACTAGGGCTGAAATTTCAGCTTCTTTAGAAACTTCTACAATTTTCAACCCTGATTACATAGGAGTATCAGATTCTAATCAAATACAAGATGGAAGTGTTGTTCTTCCGAACCAAAGTACTAATACAGGTTTAAATAAAACCCCTACAGTAATTCAAGATTTTAGGGCTGTTAAAAAATCAAAAACAAAAGCCCCTAGTTATACAGGTAATAAAAAAATTGAAACTAGAGTATTACTAGGAGATCCTGGTAATCCCGATATTAATAGAACAGACTATACTAAGGGCTCAAATATAGGTCAAGATAAAATAAACAATTTATTTATTTATAAACGTAGTGCTGTTACCTCTAACAATAAATTAAAAAATGATTTAGTCAAATTTAGAATAGCTACTATTGACCCAGATAATCCCTCACTAAAAGTATTTACTCATTTTAGAGCATTTATTAATGGTATGAGTGATAGTTTTGGGGCAGAATGGAATTCATTTAGATATATGGGTAGAGGTGAAAACTTCTATAATTATCAAGGATTTAATAGAAGTATGAGGTTAAATTGGACTGTAATGGCTCAATCTAAAAACGAATTAGCTACCCAATATCAAAAATTAAATTATCTTGCTTCAACTCTAGCACCTAACTATAGTGCTGCTGGGTTTATGAGGGGTAATATCCATCAATTAACTGTTGGTGGGTATGTTTATGAATATCCGGGTATAATTGAAAGTTTAGATTTTACAATCCCAGATGACTCACCTTGGGAAATTGGCATTAATACAGCAGGTGGATTTGATAATAGTGTAAAAGAACTACCCCACAGAATTGAAGTAGCAATGTCATTTAAACCTATTGATAAATTCTTACCACAAACCCAAAAGAATATAAGTGGAACTGGAGAGGTTAAAGAACGTTTCTTATCTTTAGAGAATGCCGAAGCTGGTAGTAAAAATCTTTATAAAGACGTAGGCAGTAAAAAATCAAAGAAAGCTTAATAATGGGTAGGTATACTAACATAGGACAAAAAAGAGATAAAACTGGAACTAGGTATTATAAAACTAATACTTATCCGGATATTCCTCGTTCTATAAGTGATACCTATGTTATTACTCAAGCCGAAGATAGATACGATAAATTAGCACTCCAATATTACTCTGATGCTTCACTCTGGTGGGTTATCTCTAACGCTAACCCTGAATATATTAATGGTAGTATATACCCCCCTGTAGGAATCCAATTAAGAATCCCAGGAAATATCGGAGCTGTTATTAACGATTATAAAAGAACAAATGAATAAGTTATGGCAGATAATAACCTCCTTGGAAAATCCCACAAACAATACGTCCAAGACCAAATAAAAGTTCGTCAAGAAATTTTAGGCAAAGGTGCTAGAGATTCTAAGGAATTATCTTGGATGAATGGTAAGACCTCTTGGGTTAGATTAGCTTCTTCTATTGATGTTAAAAATGCTATAACGGCCGTAACTGCTGTTGACGCAAATGGGAATTATGTTGACCCCTCTACAGTTACTACAGGTTCATTACTCCAACCAGCCCCCACAATCCAAGAAGTAACAAATGATGCTGGAGAAAAAAGACTCAGTTTATTAGGGTTAGATGATTCCTACATGGGGGATGTTTTAGCTAACAGTTTAGTTTTGCATGGGGGGACTGAAAAACATAATACTACCCCAGATCAAATGTTTAAAAGAAGAGGTATTAGTAATGTATTTACTAATTCCTCACAAAATATTAGTGCCTACAACTCTAAAAATGGTGATTTTGGTTTAGTAGCTATGCCCGGGATTCAATCTGTAGATATTAAATCTAAAAGTATGGGTTCCCTTAGGGAAGCATCCATTTCCCTTAGAATTAATGACCCAGAACAATTAGAACTAATTGAAACTTTGTATTTAAGAATTGGGTATTCTGTATTTTTAGAATGGGGTAATTCTTCTTATTATAAACACAATAGTAATGGAGATCCTACTTTAATGAAAGGAGCAGATGCTGAACCTGGACTTTTATTTGACTTTTTAATACCCCCTGATGATTTAAAAGACTGTCCTACTAAGTTTATCCAAAAAATAGAAAAAATAAGAGAGGACTCTCAAGGCAATTATGATGCCCTGTTTGGTAGAGTAAAAAACTTTAGTTGGGAATTTAGCCCCGAAGGCTTTTATAATGCTACATTAGAAGTTATTTCTTGGGGTGATATTATAGAATCTTTATCAATTGGGGGTTTTTACCCCAATGTAGTATTAAATAAACTTAATGCTGACGAAGATACTGATACTACTACTAACACACCCCCTGAAATAGATAGAAAAGATGAATCTTTATTAAACGGGTTTATATATGAAGCTTCATTACCTACTCTTTCTGAAATAGAAACATTTTTTATAGATCAAGGTATTGTAACCCCAATTATTAATAAAACCTTCCAACCTACAAAATCTACCTTAAAAGGGAATACAACCAAAGAAACAAAAGCAGTCGCGGGTAATACCCAAATAAAACAATCCTCAGGAACTAAAATATTATCTACAGTAGGAGACTATTCTTTTGCTTTACAGTATGATAGAGAAAAAACAAATTCTTTTGGTAAAGTTATTGAAGGTATGGCTGTTTTTGGTGAAAATATAACTTACTCTTATATTAGGTTAGGTGATATTTTAGATTTTATAAAAACCCGTTTAATGCTCTATACCGAAAATTGTGATGATACCCCAATTATAGATATTAATACAGATACTGATACTAATTATTGTTATAACCCCCAAATTAATGTATCAGCAGACCCTTCAAAAGTAATAATAAATTCTAAAATTCCAGTATCAATGCAGGGGTTAAAGAATTTAGCAGATAATAGGAATAGAGAATATAATGATGTAGATCCTACTAAGCAAGACAATCAAATTAAACGTGCTATTTTTGGTTTAGAAAAATTTGGAGGAAAAAACGTAAAATTAGAACCTTTTACCCAAAATGTAGTTTTAAGTGGAGGTAAACAAATAGCTAATGTTCCTGTAGGTCTTATAATGAATATTTATTTTGAGAAGGAATTTTTATATAGTACAATAGACCAACTTAGGGATAAAAAAACAGGTAAACTTTCTTTATATAAATTTTTAAAATCTTTATTAGATGAAGCTAATAATTGTTTAGGGGGTGTTAATAAGTTAGATTTAAGAGTAGTAAATGATCAAACTTTAGAGATTTACGATCAAGTTCCAATATACGAGTGGAAAAAAACAATACCAGAACCTCAACCATTTAATATTTTTGGTTTATCCCCAACTATCAATGATGGTAGTTTTGTAACTAACTTTGGATTAAAAACAGAATTAACTAATGAATTTGCTACTATTACCTCTATTGGTGCTCAGGCAAATGGTTCTATAGTTGGAGAAGATGCTACGTTTTTATCTAAATGGAATTTTGGTTTAGAAGATAGATTTTACCCTAAAAAATTAGATTCATATAGTAAACTTAATAAAGGTAATAATATAGATTTTGAATTAGAAGAGTATAAAGCCCTTTTAAACAAAATGTTAGAGCTTTGGTCTGATTATTCTCTCCAAAGTACTCATTTAACTGAACTCACTAGAGAAAGTTTTATAGGAGTAGGAGCTGATATTAATGATGGGTATGCTTTCCCTTACTTTAGAACAAAATCAACCTCCTCATACGTAAAACTACAAAAAGACTTTTTCCAAGCAGCTATAAAAATAAAAACCAGAGACACAAATGTCCTTTCAAATCAAATAGGAATGCTTCCTATTAATCTTAATTTAGAAATGGATGGTATCTCGGGTATTAGAATTTATGACCAAATTCGAGTAAATACAAGATTTTTACCTTCTTATTACCCTAAATTTTTAATGTTTATTATTAAGGGTGTTTCTCATTCTTTTAATGGTAATAGGTGGGTAACTAAAATTGATACTATAGCCCAACCAAAGGTTCAATTTTCTACCAATCCTAACCTTGAAGATGATACTACTAAAAATGTTCCTGAAATAGTAGAAGATGATGCTGATGATGCCGCAAGACGTGAAAGTTTAATAGATGTAACTTCTACATATAGGGGTTCTAAAAAACTTGTTATCGATACTTATGGATGGCCTATTGAAGTTCAAGAAATAGGAGGCAAATACTATGCTGAATCTTACTCACAAGATTCGGCAAATAGAAACCTTTACCGCAAATCCTCAGAATATCTAAAAAGTAATACGGTTGAATTTGAGTATAACGTAAAACTTCAAGGATCTTTAGTTAAACCTATTAAAATTAAATATTTACTTAAAGATTTGGTTGTTCCTTTAACAACTGTATTAGAATCAATAGAGCAAAATGGTTTAGCTACTGGGGTATATAATATAGATGCTTCAATTTACCCTAGGGATACTACAGGTACAAATAATGTTGGATCATTATCAGGCCATTCGTTTGGTGTAGCTTTAGATGTAAATGCTGCCTTATATCCTTATGGTAAGGCAGGGTATGAAAAATATAAAAAAGATTTAAAAGCAGGAGTTAACGCAGCAAAAGTAATAAAAGCTTTTGCAGATTCTGGATTATTTAATTGGGGTGGTAACTATAATAATACGAAAGATGCTCACCATTTTTCATTAAAAGTAGTTAATGGTAAAAACTTAAATTCTATATAAATGTATTTTCCAAAATCTAAAATACAGTCTAACTTATATTCTAATGGAGAATTTTTAATTAAATCCTCTAAAGCTACATATTATGGTTCTTATTTTTCTGTAAGTGGAAATAGATTTTTTACAGGGAAAGAACCCAATGATGGTAAAAATTTAGAATTAATAAAATCTCCATCAAATGAAGTAGAATCATTACCCAATACAGAAATTTTAGATTTAAGATACGCTAATCTAGAAAATAGTATTTACACTACTCTTACTAATTCTCGATTTAATACAAGATATCCAATCTCCTTTACCCCCCAACCCACCCAAGGAGATTACCAAACAGGGGAGATAACAAGATTTTTTGCTAAAAAAGCTAATGAAAACATCTACTACGAGGTAGCAGATAATAGTATTTCCCAAAACCCAATATACTTTTCTTTTAAATTACAATGGCTAATAAGTGGAGAAGAATCATATGTAAAAACCACCAACCAAAAAATGGTTGAACTTTACATGAGACAACTCCCTATCCCAGTTTTCAACCAATTCTTAAAGAACGATTACCTCAAATTTTGGAAACCAAGCTAGTGAACGTATATTCACACTATGTTTTGGTTAATAGAAGGAGAAAATAGATTTAAAGAGTTTTGTAATAGGGGTTTTGAGGAGGTATTCATGGATATTATACCACTTAACCACTGGCAACACCCCGTGGAGAATTCAATATGTGCTTTTTATATTAGGCCGATTAGGGAGACAAAGGGTTATATACTACCAATCAATCATAGTGAGTGTTTAAACTTATTTGAAGATGAGGTATACTTGGAATTAAAGAATTTTAAAAAAATATATGTTAGAGATAAAAAAGAATTTCTACATTATACAATTCTAAAACCTTTAATCGATGTTACATTAAATATTCCTACGTATATACCACCTCAAACACAAGCACATAGTTTTATATATCGTCAATACAGCGACCGCGTTGATACCAATGCTATAGTGCCTATAACCAAGCATTATGAGGTTTGCGAGCAAATATATGATGATCTAGAGCACCGCGTTAATCTACCGGTAAACAACTTCTACAATGATAAGGTGCCTTTAGTATTTAACGCTATAGAACGTAATGGTATAAAGATTGATAAAAATGAATTTGAAAAACATTTCCACCCAGTTGAAAACGAGTTTGTCTACACTAGTTACAATTATAAAACACTTACGACACGACCATCTAACAAATTTGGGGGAGTTAATTACGCGGCACTTTCACATAAAGACGGATCCCGAAAAAGTTTTATTCCACGTAATGATATTTTTGTTGAATTTGATATTAGTGCCTATCATCCTACTTTGGCTGCTATGCTTGTTGGTTATGATTTTGGTAGCGGGGATATTCATCAATCCTTTGCGGATATGTATAAGGTTGATTACGCAAAAGCAAAAGAATTAACATTTAAACAATTGTATGGTGGTGTGTTTAAACAGTACCAAAATTTACCGTTTTTTAAGTTAACAAGTGCGTATATACAGATAATCTGGGACGAATTTCAAAAAGAGGGTAAGCTCATATGTCCTATTTCTAATTATGTTTTTGAAAAAGATAAACTTGAGGATATGAACCCACAAAAGCTGTTTAATTACGTATTACAAAATTTGGAGACGGCAACTAATGTTCGTATATTATGGGAAATGATGAGAATATTAAGGGGCCATAAGACCCGATTAGTATTATACACATATGATTCATTCTTATTTGATGTCAATAAGGGTGAGGAATTTTTGCTAGATGACATAAAAATGGTTTTTAATAAATTTAAGTTACGAATAACAGAAAAAAATGGAATTAACTACGACTTTAAATAATCCCTCTAGTATTTATAAAGCAGATTACGATTTTGTAACTGACTCATTAAATTCTAAGGATTTGAATAATAAGCTGTTTTGTACCTTTACTACCCGTGAAGGATTAAATGCCTTAATTGGTGATATTACTTCTCAATACGATATAATGTATAACAAAATGTTTGTCCTTGAAATTAAGGATAGCAGTGAACTTGTAATTACATATAATGTAGACCAAGGTAATATATCAAACATCCCAGCTAATACGATTTTGGTACATCGTAAAAAAGAATCAAATACCCTTTACACTATTAATGCTTTAAATGAGCTTATTAAAGAACTTAATGGTGGTATTGTAGATCGAAGATACAGGGTTGAATGGATGCATTATCGCAATACTATCCTACTAACCCAACAATCAGACTTAAAACAATTAAAAACAAAGATTTATAAAATAATTGATCTTTAAGTTTGGATATTGTAAATAAGTTTTGTATATTGAGTAAAAGTTATAATAATAAATAGTTTTAATAATGGATTTAGACGTAATCAAACAACGTTTGAACGCCCTAGAGAAAACAGGGAATTCAAACAACGGTGAGCGCCGACAGCTCTTCTGGAAGCCTGAAGTAGGTAAACAAACAATTCGTATTGTACCCTCGAAGTTTAACCCTAAAATGCCATTTACCGAGATGTTATTCTATTACGGTATTGGTACTAATGTTATGCCTTCACGTACAAATTATGTAGATGAAAGTGGTGAAACTTTAAAAGATCCAATCATCGAGTTTACAAAACAACTACGCCAAACTAGTGAATCTGAGAATTGGAAGTTAGCTAAAAAGCTTGATCCAAAGGTTCGTTACTTTGCCCCTATTATTGTCCGTGGTATGGAAGATGAAGGTGTTAAGGTATGGCAATTTGGTAAAGAATTGTATGAAACATTCCTACAACTAGCAGTAGATGAGGAAGTAGGCGATTATACTGATGTAGCATCAGGTCGTGATATTAAGTTGGTAACTGTAGGACCTGAAGTAACAGGTACTAAGTACAATCGTACTACAGCATCACCTTCAATGAAGGTATCTCCAGCTTCAGAAAATGCAGATCAAGTAAAAACATGGTTAGAAGACCAAGTTAATCCTAAAGATTTGTTTAAGAATCGTATCGTAGAGTATGATCAAACCAAACAACATTTGGCTTCATGGTTAAACCCTGAAGGATCATCACAAGAAGGTGATATTATCGATGAAGATAAAACACCAACTTCTAACAACTATTCGATGAACACATCTAATACCCAAGTTAAGCAAACTAAACTAGATAAGTTTGATAGTTTGTTTGATGAGGATAAGGATAATGACTTGCCCTTCTAATTATGGCTAAGAAAAAAGTAAGTAAATCCCTCTCGGCGGCTATGTCCGCCGAGATTAAATCCAAGTTTGATCTTAACAGCTTCAAAGACAAAAAAGGTCTAGGTGGTAATGTTAAGTTTAAACAGCAAAAATGGATTCCACTCTCTGATGCTTACCAATCAGTAACATCAGTTCCAGGTATTCCAATGGGTCACGTCTGTTTATTACGTGGTCACTCGGATACTGGGAAAACCACAGCTATGATTGAAGCAGCTGTTTCANCCCAAAAATCAGGTGTTCTGCCGGTATTCATCGTAACTGAGATGAAGTGGAACTGGGAGCATGCTATGCAGATGGGTCTAGATGTAGAAGAAATTTGGGATAAAGATACAGGCGAGCTATTAGACTACCAGGGTAACTTTATCTATGCTGACCGTGAATCACTCCACACTATTGAAGATGTTGCGGGTTTTATTCTTGACTTATTAGACGAGCAAAAGAAAGGTAATCTACCTTACGATCTATTATTCCTATGGGATAGTATTGGTTCTATACCTTGTCAAATGTCTGTTGAGAAGAAAAAGAACAATAACGAATGGAATGCTGGTGCTATGTCAACTCAGTTTGGAAATGTTGTTAATCAAAAGATTGTAATGTCTCGTAAAGAGTCATCACCTTATACTAATACATTAGTTTGTGTTAACAAAGTATGGACAGCTAAGGCCGAAACTCCAATGTCTATGCCTAAGTTAATGAATAAAGGTGGTTTTACAATGTGGTATGATGCAACTTTTGTTATCACATTTGGTAATATCTCGAACGCAGGAACATCTAAAATCAAAGCAATTAAAGATGGTAAGCAAGTTGAGTTTGCTAAACGTACTAATCTTCAAGTGGATAAGAACCACATCAATGGTATTACTACAAGAGGTCGTATTATTATGACACCTCATGGTTTTATCGAGGATAATGATAAATCACTCAAATCCTACAAAGACAACCATTCAGCTGAATGGGTTAAGATTTTAGGTGGTGGTGATTTTGATATTGTAGAAGAAGCAGATGTAGTCGAAACACAAGTAACATTCACTCAAGAACCAGATTAAAAATGGACAAAAAGGATTTATTAAGTCTCCTTGACAATCTGTCAGAGGAGCGGGAGGAAACTACCTTTAGTAGAAACAGCAGAGTATTATTAATCGACGGTCTAAATCTATTCTTTCGCAACTTCGCAATGCTCAATATTGTGAATTCTGATGGGGCACATATTGGGGGTTTAGGTGGGTTTCTTCGCTCTTTAGGGACTTTAGTTAATCAAATCCAACCAACATCCATTTATATTGTATTCGATGGGGAAGGTTCAACCACAAACAGGAAGAACCTTCTCCCCGAATATAAGGGTGGCCGTCATCTTAGTAGAATTACTAATTGGGATACATTTGAAGATCTAGATGAAGAACACGATGCTAAAGTAGACCAAATCGTTAGATTAGTTCAATACCTAAAATGTATACCTGTTAAAACTGTAGCATTAGACAAAGTTGAAGCTGATGATATTATAGGTTATTTAAGCAAGTATATTACTAAGCAAGACCCTGAAAATAAAGCATTTATTGTCTCCAGTGATAAGGATTTTATTCAATTAACAGATGATCAAATTACTGTTTACCGTCCAATTGAAAAAGATTATTACACTAAAGAGGTAGTAATGAAAAAGTTTGGGGTATTAGCTGAAAACTTTATTGTATACAAAACCCTTATGGGTGATGCCTCAGATAAAATCCCAGGAATTAAAGGTTTAGGTGAGAAGAAACTTAAAAAATTGTTCCCGGAATTAGGTGAACGTATTGTTACTTTAGAAGATATTATTGAGTCTTCAATTGAAAAATATAAAGAACATACTATATACTCTAGAGTAGGGTTGGATGCTGAAATTTTAAGACGCACTTACAAAATCATGGATTTACATAACCCTATGATGGATGATCTAGAAAAAGAATACTTAAGAGAGTTAGAATCTTCAGATGTTCCCGTGCTTAATTCAGATATTTTTCTTAGATTATATGCTGAAGATGGTTTGAGACATTTAATTAAAAATGTTGATTACTGGATTCAAAACACATTTAAAGATTTAATTAGTTATAATAAATAAGTTATATGACTCTCAACAACCTCAATGCTTATGGTCCTGGATTTCAAGTTAAGGTTCTCTCTTCATTATTAAATAATAAAGAGTTCTTAATTAACATCCATGACATTTTAAGCGAAGAATACTTTGATAATCAAGCTCACAAGTGGATTGTGGGGGAGATATTGAAGTATTATGACAAATACCATACAACACCTACACTTGAGGTTTTAAAAGTAGAGTTAGCCCGGGTTGAAAACGAAGTATTACAAGTATCAATTAAAGAACAGCTACGTGAAGCTATAAACCACAGAGACACAGACTCAGAGTTTGTTGAAGGCGAATTTTCAGATTTTTGTAAGAACCAACAACTAAAAAAAGCCCTACTTAGTAGTGTAGATCTGTTAAAAGCCGGTGATTATGATTCAATTAAAACTATGATTGAAAATGCTTTAAAAGCTGGTCAGGATAAGAATTTAGGACATGAATACGAGAAAGATATTGAAGATAGATATCGAGATGAACAAAGATCTACAGTCCCAACCCCATGGCCTCAATTTAATGAAATATTACAAGGGGGCTTAGGTAATGGTGATTTTGGTTTAATATTTGGTAATCCTGGGGGTGGTAAATCTTGGTCATTAGTGGCATTAGGTGGTCATGCTATTAAAATGGGGTATAATGTTGTACACTATACCTTAGAATTAGGTGAAGAATATGTAGGTAAAAGATATGATGCCTTCTTTACCAAAATATCAGTTAGCGATGTAAGCAACCATAAAGATAAAGTTGCAGAAACTCTTAAAGATCTCCCTGGAAAATTAATTATTAAAGAGTTCCCGACAGGGAAAGCAGCAGTCTCAACAGTTGAATCGCATATTGGTAAATGTATTGATCTAGGTATGAAACCTGATTTAGTTATTATTGATTATGTTGACCTCCTTCGAAGTAAAAAAACAAATAGGGAACGTAAAGACGAAATTGACGATATTTATCTGAGCACAAAAGGGCTTGCTCGCCAACTTGATGTTCCAATATGGAGCGTATCTCAAGTAAACCGACAGGGTGCTCAAGATGACGTTATTGAAGGTCACAAAGCAGCAGGTTCTTATGATAAAATGATGGTAACTGATTTTGCAGCATCGCTTTCAAGGAAGAAAGAAGATAAAATCAATGGAACCGGTAGATGGCATATTATGAAAAACCGCTATGGTATGGATGGACTTACCTTTGGCGCTAAGGCTGATGTTTCTACTGGTACTTTTGAGATTATACCTGAAGAAGAACTTGATAGCATTACTCCAGCTCAACCTCAATCATATATAAACGAAGGTTCCGATAATTTTAGTGTTAATACTAGAGAAGCTGCGTCCCAATTTTTACAAAATATTTAAAAAAACCCAAAATGGCAAAAAAAGACCTACTTAAAGAACGTATTGTCTACAAACCGTTTGAATACCAAGAAGCTGCTGACTATTGGCTCAAACAACAACAAGCCCACTGGCTGCATACAGAAGTTCCTATGATGAGTGATATTACAGATTGGAGCTCAAATTTAAATGAAACAGAAAAAAACATTATTGGGTCTATTCTTAAGGGATTTGCTCAAACAGAAACAGTTGTAAATGATTACTGGTCAGGACTAGTGACTAAATGGTTTAGAAAACCAGAAGTTATAATGATGGCTACAACCTTCGGTGCATTCGAAACTATCCATGCCGAAGCTTATTCTTTATTAAATGAAACACTTGGTCTTGAAAATTTCGATGAATTTTTGGAAGATGAGGCTACTATGGCTAAAATTGAAAATCTTACTGCTGTTAGGGATAGTTTTAATGGTGAAAAAGATCTCCATGAAATCGCTAAATCACTTGCTATATTCTCAGCATTTACCGAGGGAGTTAATTTATTCTCTTCCTTCGCCATCCTCTTATCTTTTAAGATGCGAAACAAGCTTAAGGGAGTGGGTCAAATTGTTGAATGGTCTATTAGAGACGAATCCCTCCATTCAGAAGCTGGATGCTGGTTATTTAGAACACTTATCGATGAGAATCCTCAAATCAAAACACCAGAGCTTGAAGCAGCAATAAATGAAGCAGCTTTGCTTTCACTAAAACTTGAATTAGATTTTATTAGAAAGTGTTATGAGTTAGGTGATCTAGAAGGATGTTCACAATATGACTTAGAAAACTTTATTAAAAATAGAGTTAACGTAAAATTAGGAGATTTAGGTTATAAAGCAATTATTGAAGGAGTAGATATGACAGCTGTAGAAAGAATGAGTTGGTTTGGTGCCCTTTCAGGTGGTAAACAACATACAGATTTCTTCGCAAACAGAGTAACAAATTATTCAAAAGGCCACATGGAGTGGGATGAAAGTATTTTTTAATTATGGATAACAATATAGTAGCAGATTACTCCCAATGGGAAAGAGGTAAAGATTACCCCGAGTTTTTTGATGATGTAGCTTTGTCTACAATTTCAAAAGGGTATTTAATGCCTGGGGAAACTCCCCGCAAAGCGTATAGACGCGTAGCTAATGCTGTAGCTGATAGATTAAACAGACCAGACTTAGCAAATAAATTCTTTAAATATATTTGGAATGGATGGATTGGTCTCGCTAGCCCTGTTCTCAGCAATACCGGTACTGATCGGGGTTTGCCTATTAGTTGTTTCGGTGTTGATACTCCTGATTCGGTCCGCGGTATTGGACTCACTAACGCAGAGCTTATGCGCCTTACTTCCTATGGGGGAGGCGTGGGAATTTCCCTTAGCAGAATTAGAGGAAGAGGAGAAAGTATAACTGGAAATGGTAAAAGTGAAGGTATTGTACCTTGGGCTAAAATTTATGATTCCACCATTATTGCTACTAATCAAGGTAGTGTAAGACGCGGAGCATCTTCAGTAAATTTAGATATTAATCATACTGATATTAAAGAATTTTTACAAATTCGTAGACCTAAAGGTGATCCTAACAGACAATGTCTAAACCTACATCAAGCTGTAATGGTAGATGACGCGTTTATGAAGCGTCTACAAGATCGAGACAGCGAGGCTATGTCGTTGTGGCTTGAAATACTTAAATCACGCGTAGAAACCGGAGAACCCTACATAATGTTTAAGGATAATGTTAATAAAGACAATCCTTTAGCTTATCGTATGAATAATCTAGATGTTTCTATGACTAACATTTGTACTGAGATTACATTGCATACAGATGAGGAACATAGTTTTATCTGTTGTTTATCATCTTTAAACTTAGCTAAGTATGATGAGTGGAAAAATACAGATGTAGTTGAAATCGCTACTTACTTTTTAGATGGTGTAATGGAGGAATTTATTGTTAAAACTAATGGTAAAGATTCAATGATCCGTACCCACCGCTCAGCTAAAAAAGGTAGAGCATTAGGTTTAGGTGTAATGGGGTGGCATACATTCCTACAACAGAAAAACATAGCATTTAACTCTATTGGTGCCACAGCTTGGACACATACTATCTTTAGTGATATTCAAAGAAAAGCTGAAGCTGCTTCTCGTCAAATGGCCCTAGAATATGGAGAACCATTATGGTGTAAGGGTACAGGTATGAGAAATACTCACTTACTAGCAATTGCTCCTACAGTATCAAATTCTCGTATTAATAGCTGTTCAGCAGGTATTGAACCACAACCAGCAAATATTTACGTATTTAATGGTGCTAAAGGGACATTTATTGTTAAAAACCCTGAACTAGAAAAACTATTAATTGAAAAAGGACACAATACAACTCGTGTTTGGGATCAAATTATGGGTGATAATGGTTCAGTAATGGGTTTATCTCATGAAATACTTACGGAAGATGAAAAAGAAGTGTTTATGACATTTCCAGAAATCAACCAATTAGCTCTAGTTCAACAGGCAGCTACCCGTCAAAAGTATATTGACCAAACACAATCATTAAACTTAGCGTTTGATCCAACAGACTCACCAAAATGGATTAATCAAGTTCATATGGAGGCATGGAAATTAGGTATTAAAACCTTATACTACCTTCGTACTGACTCTGTAATTAAAGGTGATTTAGGTTCTAGAACCACAGAAGATTGCTTATCTTGCGATGGATAGTAATTTTAGCGTATTTATTAACATATAATTATTTATTTAAAAACAAATGGAAGCATTAAAAAGATTTTGGAACTGGTTGTTAGGTAAAACTACTGTAGACGAAAAGATAGTAGCAACTGTAAAGGAAACAAAGAAAAGAGTAAAAGCTGTTAAAGAAGAAATAGCTGAGGCTAAAGAAGCAATTGCTGATGCCGTAGAACAAGTAAAAGATGTAGTTGAGGCAGCTCAAGGTAACCTTATTGAAGGTAAAGTTACAAAAAGCAAATTAAATGCTTGTAAAAAAGGTGACTTATTAAAACATGCAGATAATGAGTTTGGAGAAAAATTTGATGCTAAGATTACTAAATCAAGCTTAGTAAATAAGATTTATACTCTTCACAAAAATAGATAAAACTTTAAGGGAATTTAATATTTAGGGAAGAGTACTTCGGTGTTCTTCCCTTTGTATTTATTATTATAAAATATTGATTATGAAAAAAGGTCTACTATTATTCTTGTTGTCTTTAATCCCGTTTTTAAGTTTTGGACAACAAACTAGTTGGTTTGAAATTAAAATGGAATTTGGGCAATATACCTTCAATGACCAAACTATATTAATTACCCAAAATAATGATACTCTATATTACCAAGAGTATGGGGATGGTTATAATAACTTAGCAAGATATCGTTATGCTATTGTCAATGCTGATACTGGCGATATTGATATCAAACTAAGAAGTGAATATGGAGGTTGGTATGGTCCCGGAACCTCATCTCCAGCTTATATTGAGATGAGTAATGCTACTCAAGGTATATTCTACAACCCAGCATTAATAACATATGGCACCTTTCAAGGTTCGTACCCTAATTATAGTTCAAACTCAATAGTAAATCTTTTATCACAACCACCCCCAATCGTAGGTTGTATGGATTCAACTTCATCAAGTTATAATCCTAATGCAAATTTAAGTAATGGTCAATGTGCATATCCTGTCTCTTTTACAGTTGATATGAACTCTTATCCTGATACATTTTCCCAAGTATACGTCAGCGGTCAATTTAATAGCTGGAGTGGTATTTGGGATTCTTTAGCTGACCCTGATGGTGATAACATCTGGACAGGTACAATTGATATCTTAAACAACCCTGGTTGGTTATGGAAGTTCTCAGTAGACAATTGGGCAGACCAAGAGTTACCTCCTGATGTTTTAAATAACCCATATGCTTCTTGTTTCCTTTTAGATGCTTACGGATTTACAAACAGAAACTTACCAGTAAACGGAATGGCTGTTGTGTTGGATACCTTTTGTTGGGAAAAGTGTTACCAATGTGAAGATGTCTTTGGATGTACAGACTCAACATCAACTGAGTTTAACCCATGGGCTACTATAAGCGATGGTTCATGTCAAGGAGCCTCAGTAGGTATTCCTACGTGTGGACCTGGTCAAACCTATATTGACGTACAATTTACACCAGACACATATGGTGGTGAATCAAGTTGGATTGTTTATGATGATAACGGAGCAGTATACACAGCAACTCAAGGTACATTTTCAGGTCAACCTCAAGGTGTAGCTATATCACATTACATTTGTGTTGATACAAACGTACTAATAGATATTGTAATTAACGATAGTTATGGTGATGGTTTAAATGGTACACTATACGGTGGTCAAGTTGATGGTGATTTAAAAGTGTACGATTGTAATGGTAATGTTTTATGGGCATTATCTGATACAATTCCAAATGGTAACTTTGGTTACCAATTCACAACACCTCAGTTCAGTACCGGTAGTGCTTGTTCAAGTGGCTCCTCTAATGCTGTATCAGGTTGTATGAATCCATTCTCTACAACTTATAATCCAAACGCTACTGTAAGTGATGGTACTTGTGGTCCTCCACGAGTAGTAGGATGTACTGACACTTCTGCATTTAACTATGATTCAAATGCAAATACCAGCGAAGTAATGACTGGTACTTATACTTTAAAAATATACGATGGTGCTTCAAATGGTTGGGGTGGTACTTGGTTAGGTATTAAACAAGGAGATAATCTTTCTCCTCAATTCCAAATCGNTCCTGATGATGGTAGTAGTTTATCATTTGATGTACCTCTAAATATTTACGAACCAATTGATTTATATTTATTTACTACTCCACAATCAGCAAACTCTATTGCTCAAGTAGCTTATACATTATATGGTCCTGAAGGGGATACCATTGTTGATGTACCTTACTGGGGAGCTATTACGGTACAATTCCCAATAATTCAAACTACAACTGCTCAGCCTACATTCGGTGATGTGTGTATTGAAAAAGTATTTGGATGTACTGATACTACTTCATTTAATTATGACCCACTAGCAAATACAAACGATGGTAGTTGTATTGCTAAAGTTATAGGGTGTATGAATCCATTATCATTCAATTATGACTCAACTGCTAATGTAGCTGGAAATTGTATTCCAATTATTGTAGGTTGTATGGACTCTGCTTCATTTAACTATGACTCAACTGCTAACACAGCAGGTGCTTGTATTCCTGTTATTGTAGGGTGTATGGATTCAACATCATTTAACTTTGACCCATTAGCAAATACTCCTTCTAATAATTGTATACCTAAAGTATTTGGATGTACTGATCCAACTTCATTTAATTATGATTCAACTGCTAATGTAGATAATGGTACTTGTATTGCTCGTGTGTATGGTTGTACTGATACATCATCTTTAAATTATAACCCATTAGCCAATACCGATAATGGTTCGTGTATAGCCAAAGTATACGGCTGTATGACGCCTACCTCTATTAATTACAACCCATTGGCGAATGTAAATGATGGTTCGTGTATTCCGTTTATTTACGGATGTACAGATTCAACTTCATTTAATTACAACCCATTAGCAAATACAGATGATAGCTCATGTGTGCCAATTGTATATGGTTGTACGAATCCAACTTCTAAAAACTATAACCCATTAGCTAATACAGATGATGGTAGTTGTATAGCTTATATCTATGGTTGTACTGATTCAACAGCTTACAATTATAACCCATTAGCAAATACAGATAATGGTACTTGTGTTCCTAAAATATACGGTTGTACTGATCCAAACTCATTTAACTACCTAGCAGATGCTAATATTAATCAAGTATCAGCTACAGATCCTTCAAACCCATGTATACCGATTGTATACGGCTGTACAGATTCTACATCTATAAATTATGACCCATTAGCTAATACTGATAATGGTACTTGTATAGCAGCAGTATATGGATGTACTGACCCAAATGCTTATAATTATAATCCAAATGCTAACGTTTCAGATACTTCAGCATGTTTATATGATGCTGGTTGTATAACAGGCCCAGGTAACCCATATTGGTTAAATGATCCATGTTACGCTTGGGTAATTGATGTAGACGAGTACTGTTGTACTAACTCATGGGACCCAGATTGTCAATCATTATATGACTACTGTGCTGAAAATAGTGGTACTGTAGATGTTGAAGAATTTAACTTTGATAATATTGTAGTTTATCCAAATCCTACAAATAGCATTTTAAATATTAGAACTAATTTAGACATTACTTATACCTTATATGATTTTACAGGTAAAATAATTGTTAAAGATTCTAAAGAAGAAAAAGTTGATATTACATACCTCCCCAATGGAGTTTATTTCTTATCAATTGAGCACGAAGGAAAAAGATTCAACAAAAGAATTATAAAAGAAGACTAAGATGAGAAATTTATTGTTATTATTAATTTTACCGTTTTCGCTTTACAGTCAAATTAATGTAAAAGACCAAATCAAAAGAACACTTAAGTTCTCTACATTTTATGCTGCTTATAATGGTAATAACTCTATCTCAGATATTACTACTTATTCTATATTAGATGGACTTAATACTGAAACTACAATAACTCCTTACGATTACTCTGCTGTATTTGGTATTAGAAAGATTCAAAGATTTGGATATGAACCAAATATTCAGAATAGATTTAAAAACGGTACTGAGAATTCATTCTCAGATGCTGCTACAGTAGGTAGTAAGTCAAAAGGTTTCGAGTATTTATTTGAATTTGATTATAGAAGACAACAAGGTAAAGAATTTTTAAATCAAGACCATTTTGTAAGATACATTGCAGATAGATATGTTTTAAAAGTAGAATATTTAGAAGATGGTTTTGCCGATATTGGCTATTTTGAAGCTTCACAAAGGTTTAGACATAAATTTAACCGTAAATTCTCAGTTAACATAGGGGGTATGCAACGTATCTCAGAGCCATATGGATTCGACCCCTTTGCAGATAGATTACGTGGGGATGGAAGTATTCCATGGATGAAAATAGCTACTGAAATGGGCTATAATAGAGGCTTAAATGATATCTATACTGATGGTAATGGTAATGTTGTAGCTAATAGTACAGAAGTATTTCAAGAAGTAGTAGTACCCCAAATCCTTTCCGATTATGCTGATCTAAAAAGAAATGAGTTACCTAATAAATGGGAATATTCAGCTGTATTAGGATTTGACTATTACCGTTATTCTAAAAACTTTTGGTTACATTCATGGGCTAATCTTTTACCATACCACATTGATATTGAAAACGAATATAGTTACCACAAATTTAATAGTGGTCAATGGGTTGATTATTCAGGTGGTCTAATTTTTGGGTATAGATTTAATAGATCCTTAGGTATTTTTGCTGAAGGTAGATATCACCAATATTGGAACAGAAGTTGGTATGAATTTTCAACAGGTATAAATTACATTATATTATAAGATGGCTCAAAAAATAGACGAAGGAACCCAAATTACATTAGATTTAAAAACAATAGGAATTATTTTATTCTTTGTTGCTACTGTTGTTGGTATGTGGTTTTCACTTAATGCTTCAATTGATGAAGCAAAAGAATTACCTCTCCCACCAGACCCTGAAGTTACAAGAATGGAATTTGATATGAAGGATCAAATGATCCGTCAAACTATTATGACTACCCAAGGTGATGTAACTGAGATTAAAGAAGATATTAAACGTATTGAAGAAAAAATCGACCAATTAAAACGATAGCATTATGAAAAAGTTTTTATTAATAATATTCTTTTTATTAAGTACTATTGTTAAATCTCAAGTAGTTATTCTCCACTTTAATGCAGATTGGAATAAATCTAATGCTGTAGGATGGGTTGAAGACTTAGATGATTGTGATGTTGAATTTGTTGACATTGCAAAGAAACCTAAATTACAAAAAGAATATTCTATCGTTGTAGTACCTACAATTATAATACTCCAGTATGATGAAGAAAAGAAAAGGTATCAAGCAGATTTAAGTTTTAAATTAGCAGCTACTAAAGAAGAAGTTCAAGAAATGATTGATGAGCTTATATTAAGTGGGTTCTAAAACATATTTATATATGTGAATAGCAGAAAACTCTTATTAACTTTTCTACTATGCCTCCTTTCATTAAGTTCTTACTCTCAACCAACCAGTTTTCCCAATAGTTTTATCAAATCTGTTGAACATGGGGTGTATATTGACCACCACTTTGTTTTCCCTTACACACATTTAAATCTAATTACAAAATCAAATCTTTCATTTGAAGTAGGGATGATAGATCTTCCTGAACAAGTTAATTTTAGATTTAATATCGTAGTCCAACAACAAGCTGGAGGTTTATCATATCTAATCCCAAATATGGAAGAATTTGCTGAATATAAAGGACGACCCCGTAAAAAAGAATTCACATTTTTCGCGGGTAAAACAATCCAAAAAAATAAATTTAGATATATTTTACAAGGAGGAACTTCTACAACTGAAACATATGTTTTTAAATTTTCGCATTACTACCGTGTAATAGCGGTTGATGGTGGGTTTATGGATTTAGGAGTACATTACCAGTTAGGAGAAAAACGCCGTTTTATATTCTTTGGATATAGTTGGGGGATTTTTTGATATTTATGACAAATAGTTTTAATTAAAAGTTTTTATTATGGTTAAATATATAAAAAAAACAAATTATGGCATTCAAGGATATCTTTAAAGATGATAATGACGTAAACGAAAAAAATGTAATCGGGTTTTTATCATTCGCAGTAATGGTATTATTTGCAATCGCAGATCTAGTAACAGGCTATTTTGGTAAAGATTTAGTAGTACAAGAGTTTATTTATAACTCATTTGTATTTGTTACTTTAGGCTGTTTCGGTATTGCTGGATTAGAGAAATTCGCTAAAAAATAAAGTATGTGTTATACAAGAGAACAAATTGAAACTGCTATTAAAGCAAAAGGATACAAATGGTTTACTTCAGACAACTATGATGTTAATATTGTAGGAGTTAGAAATGCTGAAACTGAAGGTAAAGTAACTAATCGATTTGATGATTGTGTTACTATTTCATATAAAGATGAAAATGGAGAATGGAATTTCCATTGTTTTGATGCAACCACTGACCCAGGCTCACATTGGGAAAAAAACATTATGAGAAAAGAAGGTGTTGCAATCTTAAAAGAAGGTCAGTATAGAGGTTCTCATATGATTGGGTTACACCAAGGAAAATATGAAGCCCTAAGACAGAAAAAACCCTTAAAAGTATATAGAGATAATGATAAAGATGGAGTATATGACTTTATCGAAGAAAACGTACACGAAGGTATCTATGGGATTAATATCCACAGAGCTACCTCTAGAGAAGGTGGTAAATCAGTTCAAGTAGACAAATGGTCTGCAGGTTGTCAAGTAATAGCAGCAAATGCTGATTTTAAGTTATTAATGGAGGTTGTAAATAAGGCTGCTAAAATATGGGGCAACTCGTTTACGTATACATTGATTAATTCAAATGATGTTACATAATGAAAACCCCTTCAATCTCACTCTGTTTAGGACTTACATCAACTATGACATTTTTAGGAACTTACTTCCTCGAGCTTACCATGGGTAACGCTGAACAATACTTATCTCTTATTGCTGTAATATTCATTGATGGTTTTTTTGGTATAGCAGCTGGTATTAAAAGAGAAGGCTTTCAAACTCGTAAAGCTGTTCGTGTGTTAAAACGTGTTGTAACCTGGATTGCCTTTTTAACTGTTCTACTAATGGTAGAGAGAGGATTTACAGGAACAGCTTGGCTTAGTGAAGTAGTTGTCATACCGTTCATAGTGCTACAAATAATTAGCGCCCTTAAGAATGCGTCTATGGCTGGGTTTATTAAAGCAGAAGAATTAAACAAAATTTTAGACCGTATAGACAATCATAAGGGCTTTAGAAAATAGACTCTTATGTTTAAAAAAATACAAGAAAGGATATTTCCTTTTCTAATCGCAACCTCTGCCCTGTCAGTCTCTGCTTCGGCCGCTTTCTACTCAGTTAGTGGCCTTAGCAAACTTTTTGCAGGTGCTACTTTAGCAGTTATTATTATGGCTACTTCACTTGAAGTTGCTAAATTAGTAATTGCTTCTTTACTTTATCAATACCGTAAAACATTACCCCTACTCCTCAAGTCATACCTTTCAGTAGCTTGTTTTGTATTAATATTAATCACTAGTATGGGTATTTATGGTTTTCTCTCAGCTGCCTATCAAGAAACAGCAGCTAAAGCTGGAAGCATTGACTCAGAAATTGCTTTAATAGAAACTAAACGAGATAACGTTAGGGACCAGTTAACGGTATATAACGCGGAAAAAACAACCGTTAACGGGGCCATATCAGAATTAAGAGCAGGTTTATCTAACAACGTTATACAATATAAAGACCGCGAAACCGGTGAAATTATTACTACAACCTCTAGTTCAACTCGTAGGGCATTAGAAAGACAATTAGACCAAGCAATTAAACGTCAAACTGAAATTAATACTAAAGTAGATAATTTAAATGAGCAATTATTTGAATACGAGACTGAAATAGTAGAGGTTCAAATTGGGACGGATTTAGCAGGAGAATTGGGTCCACTTAAGTATCTTTCAGGTTTAACAGGTATACCAATGGATAGAATAATTAACTATCTTTTACTTACAATTATATTTGTATTTGATCCGTTAGCTATTGCCTTAGTGGTAGCAGCAAACTATGCTTTTGAAAGGCTCCAACCAAAAAAAACTAAAGATAATATCTATGGAGAAAAAGTAGTAATCGAAGAAGATACTCCCCTAACACTAGATGAAGAAGAATTTGATGAAGATCATGCTTTAGACACAGTACTCAATGATATAGTCTCAGATGAAGACTGGAAAGTAGTTGATGATGAAAAACCGTTTGATTTAGAAGAACATATAAAAGAAATTAGACAATCTAAACTCTCAGCTTACGGGAAGAAAAAAGCTATTAGAAAAATAAAAAAAGATAACTTAACAAAAATATACTAAAATAAGTTTTAATGAAGACAGATTTAATAATTGTAGATGATTTTTATAGCAATGCCTATAATACTATCCAATATGCTTGGAACATGGAATGGTTTGACCAATATGGTAACCACCCCGGAATTAGAACAAAAGAAGAACAAGACCCTAGTGTATTTAATGCCATATCGAATATTATTTATTCTTCTGGGGGTAAAATCACTAAATGGTCGGATATGCTTTACAATGGTTGTTTTAACCTTTGTACTGAAAAAGACCATACTTGGATTCATGCCGATGCCTATAATGATTGGGCTGGAGTATGTTATTTAACACCAAATGCCCCTGTAAATGCCGGAACTGGGGTATGGAAGCATAAAGAAACGGGGTATGATCGAGTCCCTAAAGATAGCGAAGGTAATATAGACCAAGAATTATTAGATAGAATTTATGAAGATGCTAATGATTGGAGTAAGTGGGAAATGACTGATTATGTAGCTAATAAATTCAACAGGTTAGTAGTATACAGAGGTGATTTATTCCATACTGCGATTAATTACTTTGGTACTGGGTTTGAAGATGGGAGAATGCATCAAACTTTCTTCTTTAACACTGAATATTAAAAAAAATAAAAACTTATGGTGGGGGGTTTGGTTTATCCAACCCCCCTTCGTATATTCACGGTGTTGAATAAGGCGAGAAGCCACAAATAAAGGTTATGAAACAAGTAGTTAGATTTTTTAAGTGTGAGTTAACAGGTGATAAATTAGCTATCATTTGGGATGGTAAGCAAGAAATTTGTGTTACCGAAGATGAAGGTTATGATGTGTATGCTCAAAGCATGGCAGAATACGATCGTCAACATTTAGTAAGCGAAATGTATTAAGATGAAAAAGGTTTTATATCTACATGGTCTTGAAAGTAAGCAAGGCGGAAAAAAAGTTGATTTTTTAGCAAACGAATTCTGTGTTCATGCTCCCGCTATGGATTATACTGATCCTTATTTAGCAATAAAGGTAGCACACATAATGGAAAACTTCCAACCTGATCTTATTATTGGTAGTAGTATGGGTGGTTATGCTGCGGATATTTTAGCTCGCCAATATGGCAAACCAGCAATATTATTCAACCCAGCATTCCATAATCGTAGTTTTGACCCTAGTATTAGCAATTTCATCCCAAATGAGGATGATATTTTACAAGATCGTAAAATTGTTGTTTTAGGGAAAAACGATGATGTTATCCCTTCTTACATTACTAAAATAATGTTTGAAAATAACCGCAATTACAAAATANTCCTTGAGGAAATGGGACATCAAACACCCCTCAACATATTTATTGACACAATTAATAATTATAAAAATGAGCTTTGATTTAAAAAAATATCTAGCTGAAGGTAAACTTTTTGAAGATTTCCCAAAAAACAAATGGGTTTATCTTACTCAAGACGAAAAAGAAGAATTTGCTAAAGAGTTATTTGACCTAATAGATACTGCTTACNCCCCAATCGGTGGTCACCCAAACTACAAATCTCCAGCGGATGTAATGGGAGCCGAAAGCGACGCAGACTATATGGTTATCGATTTAGATGACGACCCTGAATTTGATGCTGTAAAAGTCTCTAAGAAAAAAGACGCAGGTAACAAATCAGTAGGTATGGGTCACGATGGCTCAAAACCCGCTAAATCCGCAGCAGTTAATATTACAGCTCTACTTTTAAAACAATCAGGCTATTTTGTAGAAGTATCAGGTGTATTAAAAGATATTTTACAAGCTAAAGGTGCCCCAATCGTTACAGATGAGGAAGTAATCCGTAAAGTATTAAAAGGTAAAGAAATCGAATTAAACGATGATGGTTCATACCAACGAGAGATTGGTGGTAAAGTATTTACTAAAATGCTGATGGGGAATCCAAAAGTTTAAAAAGAAAATACATAAAATATTTGGAGGGGCGTAAGCCCCTTCGTATATTTAGGTGTAATAAAGAAATAAAGGTTATGGACATGAAAAAGCATTTCGAAAAAGCAACAGAAAAGTTTGAATTTACTATTTTTAATAGATATTCAAGAAAAAAGGTATTGGAATTTGTTCCACAAAACCCTGACGAGAAATATTCAATGGCTTTTGTAAAAGAGTTAAGTGTGTTAGGTAAAATGGTGAGTGTAAAATCAATTACTAAACAAGGGTTAATGTTGCTTACATTTGATATTTTAGATAACCCTATTACTTCTAAAATCAAATTTGAAGATGTTGAACTAGGTAATACATTAGACAAATGACAATAGTTAAAATCCCAACAGAATCAATCCAATTAAAGGATAAAGTAGTTCCTAAACACATAGTAATCTTTAAAGATACTGTAGTGTATGCTGGGACTGAACCTGAATGTCATCGTTTTGTTCATTATATGGAGGGTGCTCCTGATGAATTTATTTTAGAACGAGCAAACCTTATGGAATGACATTTAAATTTGGAAAATACAAAGGTTATACTTTAGCTGACGTTGAATTAAACGACCCAAGCTACGTAAGGTGGACACGCAACAATGCTCCTAATCTTATCCCAAAACCTCCCCAAAAACAACTTGTAGATGAGGATGGGGATGTGTATATTAAACCCTACAAAAACATACCAACTATAAACCCAGAGGATGCCTTTTAGTTTTATTAGAGAAGAAGTTTTGAGACACGATCGCGATGTAGTTGATGCCAATTTATCGCGGTATCAGCCGTTAAATTACAATCGCTTTATGTGGTGGCGCAGTCATACGGACGGAATTAAGCCGTTGAGTAAACGCGCGACTCTAAAAGCACGAATTGAAAATGGTGACTTTAATGAATCGTCATATTTTATGCAAGCTCAGCTAGCATTACATACTGCTAAAGATAAGGTTGACCTTAATCGTCATAACCATTCTGACCAATTAGAGATATTANCTGTGGACCTTGCTCGCTATAAGCGTTTAATGCAGGATTATGAAAAGGAAGAAACAGCTCGTTTGGAGGCATTATATGATGCGTTTACAAAAACGTTCAATATGACTCGTTCAGAGCTTGAAGAAGAACTTTGTAATTGGCCTGGAGAATTATTATCATACTACAAATATTGTATGGAATTTAGATATACAACACCATATGCGAATAGAAAATCGAAACGGGGAAGACCGAGAAAAAATCCTATTCGGTAAGGAAGCACATGAAACCTTTATGGGAGGGTTTTATCAAGGAGCTTACGTTGGGTGGACAGTAAAACACTTTTTTTATTGTCCTATGAGAAAAGAATACGGAATAATATTAACTAAAAAATAATGGAATTAGAAATTGGAAATAATCAGGGTTGGGTCATTATAGATGACACATCAGGTAAAATTATGTCAGTATTAGTTAGAAATGCTGTAGAAGGGAAAACTGATGCTAGAACTTTTACTAGTTATACTAATAACCATGATGGCACACATACTGATATGAGAGCTACTCCTTGTTCAAATCATGCTAAACAGCAAGAATGGGATGAAGAAGAATCAAATCGCAGAATGAAGATTATAGGACAAAACGGAAATACAGGAGAACATTATGATTGAGGTATTAAGACATAGTTTTGGATTTTGTGGTGAACATTGGCACCCAAATATTTTTACAATTCTTTTAAGTGGATTTGGAGATATAAAAAATAATTATTACATTTAATATAAAGTAAAGAATAAAATATATTTATGATACAAGTATCTCATGAAACACCTCGTTGCTTACTCGAGGATAGTAAAAACTTTTGTGATTACCAATACGCACTAGTTCATCTATTAGAAGAAGATGAAGAATATAGAGAACATTTTTTACAATGTAGAGATGAAGGAATTCCTATTTACTTAGATAATAGTTTACACGAAAAAGGGTATGCGATTGGTGGTGACACTCTTATAAAATGGATTAATATTCTTAAACCTGAATGTGTCTTCATCCCAGACGTATGGGAAGATAGAAATGCTTCAGTAGTAAATGCTCGCAAATGGGCTTCTATTGAATTACCTGAAGGTGTAGAAAAAGTAGCTGTAGTTCAAGCTACTACAATTCATGAGGCCGCGACTTGTTATCAAACTTATAGAGATTTAGGATATCAAAAAATAGCTTTTTCATATGGTGCTTCTTATTATAACGATATTGTCCCTCATCCTAACCCTGATCTTGGTAAGGCCTTGGGAAGACTCTCAGTAATTTCAGCTTTATACAAAACTAAAGTAATCTCACAACGTGATAGAATTCACTTATTAGGGTGTGCGGTTCCACAAGAATTTGGGTGGTATAAGGGATATGATTGTATTGAATCAATTGATACTTCAAACCCAGTAATGGCTGCTTTAGAGGGTATTAGGTATACTACTTCTGGTTTAGATGCTAAACCTAGGGCAAATATGAATGATTATTACTATATGCTTGAGGAAGAAGTAAATTGGGAACTATTAACAGAAAATTTAACTAAATTTAGATATATTAACGATTTATGAAAATGATGAGTTTATATGACTACCTAGGTCATGCTGCAGGGATGCAATTAGGGGAACAAGTTGCTAAAAAAGCAACAGCAATGGGGGTTAAAATGGATACAAGAGAAGTATCAAACTCAGGATATAAAGGTAAAGTAATGCTTTACCCAGAAGGATTTTTAAACGAATATTTTAAAAACAATGGCTAAACTAAGAAAATTGGTTACCTATACTGATTACAGATGGGAAGAAACCGAGGATTTAACTCCTGAACAAATAGAAAAATGGAAATCAGGTGATGAGGACCTACAAGAAGAAGTTTTAGACGAAGTAGAGTTTGAATTAGCTCGTGATAAATGTTTAGAGGATTCAGAATACCCAGAACTAATAGAAGACGAAGATGGCGAATAGTAACAGAACAGAGATCTATATAGAAGGATCTAAAGAAGCAATTGACAATTTTGTAGAACGATTTGAAAAGTGCCACGATGGTCCTTACCCAAATCAAGAAGAAAATCCTCACATCGCTGATGAATTTGGAGCAGATGCTGAATTATTTATTGATAAAGTGGGTTCAAAATGGATCCAAATTTGGGATGAAGGTATTTACCACTCAAGTGATAATAGATGTGAAATCTATTTAGATACAGCTTGGTATCCACCATCAGATATGATTTTAGAGATCTACAGACAAATGGCTGAAATTGATGGTGAAATCAAAGTCTCAGGTAAATATTGGGATGAAGGACATCAACCAATTGGAGTATTTGAAGTATACTATGGAGAAATAATTAAGGAAGAACAAGATATTGATGATGATGAAGATCAAGAATATTTTTGGGATGATGTAGTTGAACCTGTATTTACAATACTTCAAGAGAGATTAGATAAAGTAATAAAAGAAATATAGCGTAAGCCTATACGCTCAAAATACCTGGCAAATAAAAAATATATTATAAAATGGCAAAACATTGCGTAATTAGCCTCTCAGGAGGTATGGACAGTAGCACCTTATTGCTACGAGCTATTAAAGAGTATGATACAGTAACAGCTCTAAGTTTTAATTATGGTCAAAAACACGTAGTTGAACTAGAACGTGCTCAATCGTTGATTGATTACCTTAATACTAGTGGCTTTGATGTTAAGTATCGTCAAATTAAACTAGATGGACTAGTAGATTTACTAGATTCAGCTTTAGTAGAAGGTGGAGAAGAAGTACCAGAAGGTCACTACGAAGAGGACAACATGAAAGCAACAGTTGTTCCTAATCGTAATAAAATCTTTGCTTCATTAGTACAAGCAGTTGCTCTATCAGTAGCAAACAAAACGGAAGAACAAACAGACATTGCTTTAGGTATCCACGCTGGTGATCATGCGATTTATCCTGACTGTCGTCAAGAATGGAGAGATGCTGATGATCATGCTTTTAGAATGGGTAACTGGAATGTAGATAATGTAGGTTACTTTACTCCTTACCTTCAAGGTGATAAATTTGATATCTTAAAAGATGGGGAAGTATTATGTGATTATCTAAATATCAATTTTGATGATGTATATTCAAGAACTAACACATCCTACAAACCAATTTTCGATGAAGACACATTCGAGTGGTATAGCGATTATAAATCAGCATCTAGTGTAGAACGCGTAGAAGCATTCCTAAAATTAGGACGTCCAGATCCAGCACCTTATGCTGATGAGACTGGTCCTGTAACTTGGGAGCACGTTGTAACTGAGGTATCTAAAGTATTAGCAGAGCATGAGTGATAGAGAGATAATGGATTCAAAACCAAGTTGGGGTAAAGTCACTATCCCTAAATTCCAACACCACCCAGATGCTTACAAACATCAGGTAATCTCGTTTATTAAATCGGGAGTTCGTATCTTAGGATACGGGCTCTTGATTGTAAACTTGCCAATTGCAGTAGGTGTTCTTATATTTAGTGAAGTAATAGGAATTGTAGAAGAATTAGTATAATGAAATATTTAAAATTTGAAGCAGATTGGTGTGGTGCATGTAAAATGATCAAACCAATCCTCCGTAGAGTAACAGAAGCTGGAGTCCCAGTAGAAGTAATAAACGCTGAACATTCAGCTGAATTAGTAACCCAATACAATGTTAAAAATTTACCTACAGTAATCTTAGTAGACAACTCAGGTAAAGAATTTTACCGTTTTACAGGAACTAAAGCTAAAACCGAAGATTATTTAAACACATATCAAGAATTCACAAATGGGTAAATTTCAATCAAGTAAAGTATTTGATGGATTCAGTACAGTATTCCGTCAACATAATGCAAAAACAACTCATTGTAGTTTTTTACATGGTTATGGAATTTCCTTTAAAGTTTACTTTGAAGGTGAATTAGATGATAGAAATTGGGTTTGGGATTTTGGTGGTATGAAACGTGCTAAAACCCTAATTGATGGTATGCAACCTAAAGCATGGATGGATTATATGTTTGACCATACTTTAGTTGTAGCAGAAGATGACCCAGGACTACCCCATTTTAGAAAATTAGAATTTGAAGGTTTAGTTCAATTAAGAGTTATCCCTGCTACAGGAGCAGAAAAATTTGCGGAATATATTTTCCAAAAACTTGATAATTTTGTTCATGAAGAAACTGATGGCCGAGTAAAAGTTACTAAGGTTAAATTTATGGAACACAATAAAAACGCAGCATATTATGTCTCAACTTATTAATCCCAAATTGTGGAATAAAACGGCTCCTTTAGGTCGTATTGAAGATTATGATAAAGTACTTCCTGTTCTTGAAGTCTATAGATGTGTCCAATCAGAAGGATCTAGATTCGGAAGACCTACTATTGCTGTTCGTACTACTGGCTGTACTCACCGATGTTATTTTGGTGAAGGTGGGTGGTGCGACAGTTGGTATACTTCAGTCCATCCTGAAAAAGGCACATTTACGTTTAATGACATTATTAAGATATATGATGAAAATCCTCACGTCAAAGAAATGATGTTAACTGGGGGCTCACCAACAATGCACCCAAAACTTGTAAATGAACTAACACACTTTGCACATGAAAGAGGGATACTCATTACTATCGAGACTGAAGGAAGTCATTTCCTCGAAACCGATTATCCGATTAACCTCCTTTCTATCTCACCTAAGTTTAGTAATAGTGTCCCTGTTGTTGGGGCTATTACTCCCAATGGATCAGTCACAGATGAAAAGATGGTTAAAACGCACAATCGTCTTCGCCTTAATACTGAAGCCATTAGAACGAGTATTGATTATCATACTGACTATCACTATAAGCCTGTGTGGGATGGGACTGATATCGGCCTCGCTGAAATCGAAGCTTACAGACAAGAGCTCAATATTCCTAAAGATAAGACCTTCGTCATGCCTGCAGGAGATACAAGAGAAGAATTAATTAAAATGTACCCCTTAGTATTTGAAATGTGTGCCGAGCATGGTTATAACATGACTGGTAGAGATCATATCATTGCTTACGATACAAAAAGACAAGTATAATTATGTTTTTAGAAGATTTTATTTACGTAGGCGAAAATGCCTTTTCAAACGAATTTTGCGATAATCTGGTTAAAGATTTCGAATCCCTAAAGTCCTATGGTAAGGGATTTAAAGGCCTTTCGGGGTCTGGGGATGATAACACAATAAAAAACTCATATGATATGAATGTGATGTTTGAACCAGAATTACAAGACAAATACCAGAAAGAATTAGTATCAACTTTCAATCATCACCTTACAGAAAAATATCTTAAAAACCTTCCATACCAAGATAAATTCCCACATAGTGCTCTTTTTAATGAACCTACATATTTTGAAGTCCTCCAAATTCAGAAATATGATCAAAATAAAGGACATTTTAATGCTTGGCATGTTGAAACTGGGAATGCTAATATGTCTCGAAGATTATTTGTATTTATTCTTTATTTAAATGACGTTACAGAAGGTGGTGAAACTGAAGTTTTATATGCTCGTAATAAAGTAACTCCTCGTAAAGGCTCACTTTTAATACATCCGGCTTCTTATCCCTTTGTTCATAAGGGTCATATGCCCGTAAGTAGTGACAAGTATATTTTAACTAGTTGGCTTTCATTCCCCCGAGATAATGACTAATAGTCTAACTACAATATGCCAGGATTGTCTTAATAAAATTCCTGATAAAACGATTATTAGATATAATATCCTAGCATCTAGTGTAGGCCCNGCTTATACAGCTATGTTATGTCAAAATTGTATAAACAAAAGAGAAAAAAAATGAAAAAAAGTTTAATACTATTATTATTCCCTTTATCACTATTTTCACAAACCCAAACCATTGTAACAGATATATTCACAGTAGAATATTCAGAATTTCTCGAACAACCTCTTAGAGTAGAATATACTATAGAGTGTCCTAATGGAAATGCAAAACGTAGTGGGTTAGATTTTCGTAAAGTAGAGGGCATTAACACCTCAGATGTTAATGATTACAAAAACAACATATGGGATAGAGGACATTTAGCCCCCGCAGCTGCTTTTAGTTGTGATCGAGAAACACTTGCTAAAACCTTCTCTTATCTAAATTGTGCTTTACAACATGAGGGACTAAATAGAGGTCCTTGGAAAGAATTAGAAAGGTTTGAAAGAGATTTAGCTAAAATTTTTGAAGTAAAGGTAATAGTTGAAATTGCATTTACCCCTGAACCTCTTAGAGTCCCCGCAGGTGCTGCTATTCCTATTGGTTTTTCTAAAACCATTATGTTTGATGGTAAGCAATATAAATTTTATTTCCCTAATACGGATGTAGCAGGGCAGGATTGGTTTAATTTTAGTATAGCAGAATGATGAAAAGAATAATAGTTTTAGTAGCACTAGCAGTAAGTTTAACTGCTAATGCTTCACACCTCTTAGGAGGAATGGTTACAGTAGCTCAAACGAGCCAAGACTCAACATCAGTAGGAGTATACTTATTAGCAGACCCTTCAGGTATCTCTGCACCAAATACTATCTATGTTGAGAAGTGGGAAATGAATTCAGTAGGATGGTACGTTCAGAATGGAACAATAACTTTAGATAAGTCTGCCACACTATCACATCAAGGCATGAACGTAGTTACTTATGTAAGTGACTACCTGGACTTAGATTCAAATAAGTACAGGTTCATTTATAAGAATTGTTGCTGGGGTATGATTAGTAACTCCACTAACTCATTCAGTTCAGAATTTGTAATCTCAGCAGACTACTGGCATATCCCAAATAACTCACTTCCTTATGCTGAGAATCCTTTGATTGTAAATTTACAGAAGGATACTCTAAACACAATGAAACCTATCTGGGGAATCTTTAACTGCTTCTTATCTCAGCTCGATAATGATGTTGTAGAGGTAACTCAATCTGATTTATACTCAGGATATGCTAACGGAGTATTTGTACCTCAAGTACATACAGCTTTAAACATGCACGTATCAAATGACAGTATTAGCTGGACTCCTACAATGTTAGGTAACTTTGGTACTGGATTTGAGATTGCTGAGTATAGAAACGGAAATAAGATTGGTGTTCAAAGAATACAATGGACATTCAGAGTATTAAGTAACACAGTTGGTATTGAAGAGAATATTACAGATTACAATACGCAATATAAAGTTTACGATTGGTACGGAAGATACTTAGGTACTTCGTTGGAGAATCAAAAAGGATTTCTTATCTTACGGGATAATAACGGTAAAGTAAAAAAAGTCTTTTGCAACTAATAAGTACACACCCAATCAAAAAATCAGATCTAGGATTCCATGCTAACCTCTTCGGAGGTAAACTCCTAGCCTGGTTAGATGCCTCAGCAGCAGCATACGCAATGGAGGCATGTGATACTCCAAGAATGGTTACTGTAAAGATAGATGAGTGTGTCTTTAAGAAAGCAGCTAAAGAAGGACAAATGATTAAAATGTATGGAAGTGTAGATACAATTGGTACTACTTCAATTACACTTTATATGGAAGCTCGTTCTCATAACGTGTATTCTGGAAAGCAAAATGTTATATTATCTACAAATATTAAATTTGTAAGGATAGATGAGAATAACGACCCTATCCCAATTTCAGAAAGAGTAAAAGATAAATTTAAATGAAAGAATTATTAACAGCTGAAGAAATTCAATTTCAAACAAAAATAATTGGTAAGCAAATTGCTGATAAACATAGAGGAGATAAAACCCCAGTAGTAATGGTAGGTTTATTGAATGGTTGTTTTGCGTTTTACAGCGATTTAGTCCGTGCTACGCCGATTGACATGGAATGTGATTTTATGCGCGTTAAATCGTATATAAATCGCAAACAAGGCGATATAGTTATATCAAAAGATTTAGAAACACCTATCAAAGGCAAACACGTCTACATCGTAGACGATATTTTTGATACAGGAAATACAATGAAGGCAATTACCGAATACCTAGAAGTCAAAAAACCAGCTTCTATTACAATTGTTACCCTTATTGTAAGAAAAAATTCACCTACCCCACCACAAGAATGTTATCACGCCTTTGATATAGATGAGGAATGGATTGTAGGTTATGGCCTCGATGATGAAAATGGTAAAATGAGAAATTTGCCTTCAATTTGGGCTTTGTAAATAAGTTTCGTATATTCAATCAAATAAAGAGTTATAAATGGAAAATAAGCGTAGAAAAATCCACGAACAATTAGAAGTGGTACAAACAGGTTTTGCTAATGGAGTAGCAGAAGGTTTCCCCATTCAAACCCTTATGAGTGCTCTCCTCAGGAGAACACTCAATATAAGCTTCGTTTACCCATCTTTCTATCTCATAACCCTCATCGGTCCAGAGGTGAATATCATAAGTATTCTGTTCGTCTTTAACTGCTTTAGCAAAGGCCTTTTTATACATTAAAAGAATTGTTTTAGATTAGGTCTGAAGTAATTAATATTCTTCATCACTTTTCTGTCACGTGTTCTATAGACAATATAATAGTCTCCAACCTTCTCATAGTGACAAGGTTCATTTTGCTCTTTGGAACGTCTTTGAACCGTTTCTTGTGCTTCCTCTTCGTCCACACAAGCCTTTGACATATTTGAGGCTTGGACTTCTTGATACGCGTCCCATAATTTATCCTTAAGACCATGAAGCATAGCTCCGTTACCAATCGAGACGTAGGCAATGTCACATAAAGCATCAAGCACCTCAACAATATCACCTGCTTCGCAGGCAGCTTTGTACTCTTCAAGTTCTTCGAGAATGAAGTCGTAAACAAACATCCATTCAGCTTTGTTTTCAGGTATGATAGGCTCATAATTATTTGGTTTTCCCATTGTTGCGTTAAACTCTTCTACTTCGCTTACAAAAGGAACATACCTATCCTTAAACTTATCTGCTATACGTTGTGATACTACCTCAGCCCATTCGTGTTCTGGGATCATTGATAATTGGTCTCGGTCTCTAAGTGAACTTAGTAAACCTATACTACTAAGTAGTTCTAATTCTACTTCTTCTTTAAAACTGCTCATTATGCTAAAATTTTAATAATACGAGACTTATTTACTCCCATAATTTCAAATTCACCATTCCAACCTTCATATTCCTTATAAATCTTTACTTCGGCTTCGGTTGCTGATTCAGCATCGATTAGAAATTGTTCTGTTGTTTTTTTAACTTTACCTCGTTCATCTTCTGTTTTAATAACGACTTTTCCTGTCCAATAACTCATAACTTTATATCTTTATGTTTACATGAATATAAGGAGAGCCTTCCGGCTCTCCTAGTTTAAAATTAAATTTTACTTATTTTTTATGCATTTTCTATACATATATTTTCGATTGCTGTGATAACAGTAGATGCTGATAATGAATTATCGTAAGAACCATCTGCATTATCTGAAATAATTCTGTATGATGTATTAGGGAAAATAGTTATTTGGGATAATACTAGTAATTGGATTTCCTCACTTATACAAGTATCTCGTAATGATTCTAACCTAGTAACAATGTCTGGGTTGTTATTTTGCCCATCATACCCACCTGGTTCATCATCGGTAATTAAAATAATTAACTTGGCTACATTTGATNTGAATGTTCCTGCAAAATTATTATCAATAACTTCTAAAAGAGATATATCTCCGGGTTCACCAGTGGTAACAGCTCCTGCTCCTCTTCCTATACTCATCGCACCATTAAGAAAATCTAATTGGGTCTTAAAGCTAGATTCATTAGCAGTAGACATTACTTCCATAGTTGTTAAAACTTGGAATACACTATCCCCTGTTCCTGGTATAGGTGTGGTAGGTGTTATTATTTTTTGAGAGGCTGGTAGGCTTGTATAAGGTAATTCGTTCGCATAAGTAGCAGTCCCACCGCCTTCATATTCATCAAACAAAGTTAAACCTAACCTATAGTCTCCATTAGACTCAGTTATAATAGTATTTACAATGTTTTCAACCTCGTCTTTTATATCATCAATTTCATTACCCATAGATAAGGTATAATCAATAACAAATACTACATCCATACCTGCAGAACAAGCTGGGGTAGATGGAGAGGGGGAGGGGGAAGAGATTATTCCTTTATTTTGATATTGTGTCCAATTCTGACGAGCTATAGCTAAATCAGAAATATACTGATCATAATAAGCTTGTTGTTCGTTTAAAGGTAATTTTTTATAAGAATCAAGTTTTATAAAATCTTTAAAACTAATTTCTTGAAATACGTTAATTAACATGATTAAAGTGTTTGGTAATAAATACTATAACTTAATATTTACGTTGATTTTGATTTGAAAGTAATTTACGTTTTATATTAGGTACTTCCTCATATATATATCTAGTTAACTCACTTACTTCATTTTTTAAACCATTTACTTGATTTTTAAAATTTTTAAGTTTTGAATTATTAGTATTAAGAATTCGTTTTAATTCAAGGTGTTTTTTTTCAGGATATTTTTCTAATTTATAAACACTATCTGATATGTAAGACTTTATTAAATCTTGGTCTTTTTGAAATTTATCCATAAGATCTAACATATGGTAGTAATTTTCCATCACTTTATCTTCTTCATATGATTTTTTAATAGATTCTATTTGTTTTTGGTTGTCTTTTATATATTCTTCGTGTGATTTTTTAGTAGATTTTAGTTGTTCTTGATTATCTTTTATATACTCTTCATACCCTATTATAACATTATTAATGTCTTGTTTATAGGATTTTACTAATTCGTAAAAATCTTGTAAATTTTCTTTATAAAAATCTTTTGAATTTTGAACTTTGGTAGAATTAGAAATTTTATCAATATTATAATTTTCTTTAAAAGAAGTAAGTTCTTTAAACCCAATATAAAAAGCCCCAAGTAAAAGAATATATAATATTCCAACCAAAATATAAATACCCATAACTTAAATATTATGTCCTCCGTTGTTAATCTTTAGACTATCAAAAAATTCTTTACGTGCTAGGTTATTGTTTTCTCTAAACACACCTGATGCTTTAGTAGTAACCATTGAAGCACCTTGATGTTTAACACCTCTACAAGATACACAATTATGCCCTGCAACAATAGTTACAATAACACCTTTATTACCTTCTGTAATTTTATCTACCGCATGGTGAATAGCTGATGTTAGTTGTTCTTGAATAGCACCTCTACGACCAAATAGTTCTACAATTCGGTTTAGTTTAGATAATCCAATTACTTGACCTTCATCTCCAGCAATATAACCAATATGAACTACACCTCCAATTGTTTGGTGATGGTGAGAACACATAGATGTTAGAGGAATATTTCTTTCAATAATAATTCCATCATAACCATCTGAAGGGAATGAGGTAATAGGAGACATTGCTGTATAACGTCCAGCCCATAAATCATTTACATATGCTTTTGCTACACGACGAGGTGTTTCCATTGAATTTGGATCGTTTCTCCAATCACATTTTAGAGCATCTAAAAATTGACCATATGCTTCAGTAGCACTATCAATCATTTCTTGTTTTTGATCGCTGTTTAAGGGGAAACCTTCTGCTACTCCATTAGCAAAACCTGTTTGTACCACTTCTAATTGTTCGTGGATTTTTCTACGCTTATTTTCCATTTATAACTCTT